CTGTGCCTGTTCAACCGTGATCATTTTGCAGCCCTGATAGAGTAAAGCCGGGCCATTATGCCCGGCTTGATCGGTTCAGTTTGCGCCAAGGGTGGCGCGCAAGGTGCCGTCCGAATTCACACGGAAAACTTCAACGTATTCCGCTTTATGAACGTTCAACCATTGCCCGGAAATGGTCAAGGCATGGTCAAGATCATCTGCGGCAAATTCACTTTCGCGCCCTTCTTTGCGCACTTGCACGACAAAATCAAGAACGAAGCCCGAAGCTTCAACAGAGTTGCGAAGCGCAAGACGATCAGCAGGGGAAGCAAAAGACATAGTAAAAAACCTTTCAGTTTATCGGCAGGATTGCCGTTTTCCTTGCTTACACACTACATTGAAAGCGATTGGTCGTCAAGCATTATTCTTAGATTTTTTGGCGTCACAAAGTCAAACATTTCGCGCGTTGATCCGGTATCGACTTTTTCAAGATCACGCATTTGGATCATGGGAAAATAGAATTCGTTCGGGCCGGGCCGGTGCTGCAAACTGAAGGCGCTTGCCGGATAGCCTTGATTGCGCCAAATCGTGCGAAGCCGTGCAACCGAACCGACAAGCGCAAACCTGAAGCGCCGTTGAAATGAAGGATGACCCATAGCAAAAACTGCATTTGCAAGGTTCAGACGTTCGCCCGCGTTCTTGACTTTCACAGCAGTTTGACAAGCTAATTGTTCGCCGTCAACATCATCTAGACAAGTCGTGATCAGGCTGACAATTTCGCAGGAATGGCCGCGATTTTCTAGAATGTCGCAAACTGCGGCGATGATCGCGGCGCGCGTGATCAAAATTTCCCGATCAATCCCTGCACTCGCTGAATTTTCCAAAAACAGCGTTATCACGCGCTTGCCTTCGGTCTGGACGTTGCGCCGCATGTGGGCCGGGCTGCCAGCGAGTAACCGCCCAACGTTCACCGATGCGCCCGCGACAGAATGCGTCCTGGCAGGCTTGCGGGGGTATTCGGCGGCAAGATCGGCGGCGATGGCTTCAGCGCGTTCTAGCCCCTCTTGCCAGCCCGTGCGGGCGGTCAGGATTGCGCTAGTCATGCTGGCCGACCCTGCAAAGCCTGGTGACGCATCCCAACCCGCCCGCGCGTCTTTGTCGGCAGGCAATGGCATGTTTTCGATATGATCGGTCAAGGCGTCAAGGCTGGAAAAGCCAAAATAAACGGGCGTCCGGTCAAACCGGAACCGCCCTAGATATTCGTCACTGTCACCGATTGTTAGGGTCATTTCGCCACAAGCGCCTTGACCCAATCAATCGCATGGGTTTCCCCACGTTTGAACGCAATGGCAATTTCAAGCGCCTTAAATGCGCTATGCCCTTTGCTGATCAGAAATTTCTGGATTTCGTCTTTGGTTTCCATAATCTGCGTTTCCTTCAGTGTGTTGTTTCGTTACATGCACACTACATTAGTGCCCGGTGGTCGTCAAGTGTTATTTCGTGACTTTCCCTCTATCGACTTCAGACATTCCTTTGAACAGATATAGATTTTCAACGTCGCCACGGGTTAGCCCTGCATTCAAAGCGGCGCTTCCCATGCTGATAGCGCGTGTCGAAACAACATGGCGGATTTTCTTGGCCTGAACCGATTTCCGTACTTGCCAAACATAGTCAAGCCAATCTTCGCGCCCGTTGCATAAATGGCGTTCAAGCTGCAAATCGTAATCAATTTCCATCGTTGCAAACCGATCAAGGCTTGCCGCGTCCAATTCATTTCGCCCGATATAAACGCGGTCTGCACCTGTTCCGAAGGTGTTTGCCGTGGCAATCATTCGAAAGTCAGGGTGACGCATGACCGGGCGCGGCTGATCAGGAAACGCAGCATAACCGTTCGCAAGTGCAGAGTTCGCGGCAAGCAACGCATTTGCAGACCATGCGTCAATTTCATCAGCAAGCCAAACGCCACCAAATTCAAAAGCTGTTCGAAACGGGGTGCCGTGATAAATTCCGTTTCCGTCCATAAACCCGGACAATTCGAACGTGTCACCGATTGCGTTTGTGATGTAAAACGGCAGGTTCAACAATTGCGCGATGGTTTCGCCAATGGTTGTTTTGCCTGACCCTGCCGGGCCAACCATCATTAGCGGATGATTTAGCGCGACAATCTTCAGCGCCATTTGGGTGGCGTAGTGTTGAATCCCGCCAACAATCGGCCCAACGAAGCCGGGTGCTGTGACCTGGATTTGACGCGGCGGCAAAGTGTCAAAAACCTTGCGGGCGGCGTCTTCGTAAATTTGGCGCATTTCCGGCGCTGCAATGTATCGTGCAACTTCGTCGCGAGTTACTTCGCGGGTTATATCAACGTTGAAGCCCGGAACGTTGACCGCGTTCATAATCTTGACAAAAATTTCAGTCGTCAATTCTAGGGCGTTCCGCGCGTCAACCTTGCTTTCGGCGTTGCTTTCGTGATACAGGTTCACAAGGTCTTTCGCGGGCATGATATGCACCGACATGGGGTCAAGCCCGGTCAAGATTGCCCATTTGCGAAGGTTCGAAACGTTTGACGCGGTGGCGATGAATGCCGAAGGTTTGCCAAGTTTTTCAACAATCAATTCAAGTTCGGTCATTTGATAACTCGTTTGGCGATGGCTGACCTAACCGATACACTACGCGCCAACCGATGACAAGCGGGGATTTAACCAAATGGCTAAAGATTTCACGGCGCAAGTTTCCGCTATCGTTTTGCGGCACAAGGCGCTTGCGGATGCGGTCGCGCGCGAAAGCATTGGTGATCTAATCGAGGAAATGCAGACGCCAAAGGGCAAAGGCGGTTCAATGCCTCTTGATACCGGGTTTCTTCGGGCGTCCGGTCAAGTGTCGTTTTCCGGTATGCCAACCGGGCCAATTCGCCCGCCTGAAGACGCAGAACCGGGCAGTATCCCCTATATGCCAGACGTTGCAACAGCGCAACTTGCGGGGCTGGAAACCGGGCAAAAGGTGTTTTTCGGTTGGACGGCGATTTACGCGCGCCGGCAGAATTTCTATAACGGTTTTCGTGATAAGGCGTTGCAAAATTGGCAAAATATCGTCAATAACGTTGTGCGGCGGCTGGCAAAAAGGGTCTGACAAATGGGCATGGAATACGACACGGCCAAGGCGATTTTCAATACGTTTGATACGCTGGAAATGTTGATCGGTTTGCCGTTGAAAATGCCGCGCCGCATCTTCACCCCGCCAAACGATCAGAAATATATTGAAGTTTTCCGCTTTCCCAATGACTTAGCCCGAAATTGGGGCAATGAAAAGTTTTTTCGCGGTATCATTCGGGTGGGGCTGCATTGGCCGATGGACGATCAGGGCGACTTCCCGGCGCTTCAGGTATGCGAGCAGATCGCAAACGCCTTCCCGAAAGGCCACGTTATGACATACGGTGCGGCGCGGTTGATGATTTCGGACGTGCCGAAGATCACCGAACCGCTTGACGGTGGACAAGAAACGATTTTTCCGGTAAGTTTCGCATATCATTCCTGAACACGCACAAGGGGTTGCAAAGATGAAGAAAATTCTGTTGGCGACAGTCGCCGCGATTGGGCTTATCGGCGCTGCGCCGATGGCCTTTGTCAACACAAATTCGGGGTCAACTTTCTGGGTTTGCGCCACGGCGCAAGAAACCGATCTTGACCGCACGGCATTCGAAGCCCTGACTTGGGTTCAAGTCGGCGGTGTTGGTTCGGTTGGCGAAGTGGGGTCTTCGGTCAATATTCTGACCTATGATACTTGGGATAAGTCGGTGGTGCAAAAGGCCAAGGGTCTGAATGACGCCGGAAGCCCTGAATTGGAAGTGCCGCGCCTGCCCTATGACGCCGGGCAAATCATCCTGCGCACGGCGGCAGCAACGGCAAACGCCAACTATGCGACCAAGATCATCCGCACAGACCCGGTTTATAGCGGTGGGCAACCAACCGTGATTTACAATCGCGGGATTGTAACCGGGCCGAAACGCCCCCTTGGGCGCAACGAAGACTTTGACCTTGAGGTTTTCACCTTCGGGTTCAACCAAAAAGAAGTTGTTGTTGATCCGACCACTTCCGGCACGGCACCAACCAACACCGCAGCGCCCGCAATCACAGGCACGGCAACCACGGGCCAAACGCTGACCCTGAGCAATGGCACCTGGACGGGTTCACCGACCCCGACCTATAGCTATTCTTGGTATGCGGGCGGCGTCCAAATCCCCGGCGCGGTCAACAGCACCTTCCTCTTGACGGCGGCACAGACTGGCAAGATTATTCAAGGCCGGGTGGTCGCAACGTCAACCGCAGGCATCGGCCAAGCCTTCAGCGCGGCAACGTCTGCCGTCGCCTGATGATACCACGCGCCCGGTTGGATAAGCCGGGCGCAACTCCACATGAAACCCAAAGGAAAACCCAAAATGAAAGAACAGATGAAAGATATTGCCGATCTTGCGCCGACTTCGCGCCGCGTTGAATTGACGCATCCGACAGCCGGAAAGGTTGGCGTATTCTTTGACCTTATTCCGGCAACCGACCCGCGCGCCAAAGCGGTTGAACGTTCGACACGCGATATCACGTTGCAACAATCGCAGCGCGGCAAAAAGCTTCAATCGGCGCAACTTGAAGAAAACGGCAAGCGCATCATTTGCGCCCGCGTGATCGGTTGGGATTGGAAAGAAGCGCAGTTTTCTTGGCGCGGAAAAACCGATCACGATTTTTCGCAAGCCAATTTGCGTGAATTCTTCAGTGACGTTCCTTGGGCCGAAGAATTCATTGATATGGAATTGGGCGACGATACCGCTTTTTTTCCGAAATAAAATCGGCGCTGTGTGAGGCAATCCTTGTTCGCGCCCGTTATGAAACGCCCGATGAAAAGGGCGAAACGCGGCGCGAACGCAATGACAGGGCGGAAACTGCAAGCCCGGTTTTTGAATTACCTGAAGCCGGGCAATATCTCTATGATTGGTATTGCGATATTTCCGACAGATTGACAAGAACCTATGACGGGAAATGCTTCAAGATACCGCCAAGCGAATTTCTAGCATGGTCGCAACTAACCGGAAACGATATTAAACCCGCAGAATACGAAATATTAGCCGCAATGGATACCACTTTTACAAAAGAAATCCAGTCCGAAATTATCGCACAAATCGAACGAAACAAACAAAAAGGCAATAAGTGAATGGATGATATTGCTACAATCGGTTTCGGTGCGGAAACTTCCGGTCTTGATAAAGCCAAGACAAAACTTGAAGGTTTGGTGCCTGCGTCGGATAAAGCGCAAAAGGCATCCGAACGTCTTGCAAGTCAAATGAAAACAGACGCGGACAAAGCCGCCAAAGCAAGCGAACAATTGGCTAGGACGCAGCGCGAACAGGCGGAAACGCTTGACATGCTGCGCAACAAATACAACCCATTGTATGCCGCAAGTAAGAAATATGAAATGGCATTGCAGGAAATTACTCTTGCTGAAAAGAATAACATTCTGACAGAGAAACAAGCAATTACAGCCCGTGAAAAAGCGGCAGCATCTTATCTAGGTTTGGGAAAAACCGTTGAAGACGTTGACCAAAAATCACGTTTTGCAGCGGGCGGCGGCGCGCGTATGTTGGGCCAACAGCTTTCGCAGGTTGCCCAACAAGGCGCTGTTACAGGAAACTATCTAGGCGCTTTGGCCGTCCAGTTGCCGGATATTGCGCTTGGGTTCGGTTCTATCGCAATCGCGGCTTCAATAGTCGCAACCGTGGCAATTCCGTTTTTAATGAACGCTTTCGGTTCAGGATCAACGGTCATTGAACGTTTTGACGAACATTTGAAGTCATTACAGGCAAGTTTGAAATCTGTAAATGAAATCAGCAAGATTTATAGCGCCGATGGCGTCCAGACATTGATTGAAAAATATGGTGAAGTTGATGCGGCATTGTTGCGCATGATTGAACATCAAAGACAACTTGCAGTTGATCAAGCTATGTCAGACGCAAAATCGGTAATTGCAGATTATGCAAAAGGGTTTACGAATGTAAACGCATTGATTAACGAATATGACAACATGATAAAAGCGGGCGCGTCTGATCCACAATGGCTTGAAAACGCCAAAGTGGCGGCAGATGAATTATATCGCAGCGTTGGTTTGACAGTTGATCAAGCAAGAGAAATGCAAAAAGCATTGGCTGATGCTTCGCGCGCAACTACTTTCGAAGAACAGGCTAACAGTCTTTCGGTGGTTAATGAAATTCTTGCACAATCGGGCGCTAAAGCAAGTGAGTTAGCAATGCGTGGTCTTCAAGCTGAAGAAGCATTGCGCCAACTTGCCAATTCCGCACCTGAAGCGAGTTGGATGAATGCTGCAATTTCCGGGGTTGAAGCATTAATGAAAACTATTGAAAAAGCTTTAGTTGCGAAATCAAAAATCACAGGAACGGGTTTTGATGTAAACAGTAACGTTATACGTCCAAAAGGTCGCCCGATGGATTTGGGCGATTATAGGACACCTGCAGAACTGTCCGGTAAAACTTCAGGAAATAAAAAGACACCATTGACGGATATCGAAAAGTATCAAAAAGAATTTGAAAAAACTATTCAGGTCATAACACAGGGTAAGACTGCGTTCAGCGCCATACAAGCTGCCTTTGATACCGGTATAATTGGCGTTGATCAATATACAAGCGCAATTTCTAGGCT